CTATTGATTTGCTTTTAATGTCTGTAATCTTTCTTCTGTTGCGTTCAGTTTGGCTTGCCAATCAGCTAATTTTTCCTTTTCCGCAGCAACAACCGCTCCAGGGGCCCCAGAAACGAACTTATCATTTCCTAGTTTTCCTTCAGCTCGTTTTACTTCCCCAGCAAATTTTTTCACTTCAGTTTGTAAGCGTGTTATTTCTTCGTCAATGTCAATCAGTTCAGCCAGTGGAACATAAATTTCAGCACCTGAAATTACTTGTGACATTGCCAAATTAGGAGCTTGCACATCATCACTGATTGTTAACGTTTTAGGATGAGCAAAACGATTAATATAATCAGCATTCGCTTCAAAAATGTGCTTCAAACTATCATCCGTGGTTTGAACCATTAAATCAACTGGTGTAGACATTGGTGCATTTGCTTCTGCTCGGATATTACGAACAGCTACAATCAAATCCTGCAACGATTTGAAGGCTTGTTCTGCGTCAGGATTTCTTAACTCTTCGTGCACGACCGGATATTTTACAATAGCAAAATCGGCGTCACTGCCATTTTGAGCTGGCATTTCCTGCCAAATAGCTTCAGTAACAAATGGCATGATTGGTTGTAATAGACGTAATGTCTGATCCAATACGTAGGCCAATGTTTGCTGAACTGGTGCCTTATCTTGATCACCATTCAAAGTTTCCTTAGTCATTTCGATATACCAATCGGCAAAATCAGACCAAATGAAGTTGTACAACTCACGTCCTGCTTCACCAAACTCGAATTTGTCAAAATTACGTGTTACATTCGTAACCACTGTATTCAAACGTGACAAAATCCATTGATCAGCTAATGTTAATTGACTCATATCTGGTAACGTAGATGGTGTATCTTCATCCAAATTCATAATAACATAACGTGACGCATTCCAAATTTTGTTAATGAAGTTCCAAGCCGAATCCATCTTTTCGTAAGTAAATCGTAAATCTTGTCCCGGAGTTGACCCCGTTACTAGGAACCAGCTTAATGCATCAGCACCATATTTTTCAATAACATCCATCGGGTCAACGCCATTACCCAATGATTTTGACATTTTACGCCCTTCACCATCACGAATTAAACCATGAATCAAGACATTTTTAAAAGGTCGTTGTCCAGTAAATTCTTTCCCCTGGAACATCATCCGTGCTACCCAGAAGAAAATAATATCATAGCCAGTTACTAATGTATTTGTTGGATAATAACGGGCGAAGTCACCGTCTAGCTTTTCTGGCCAACCCATGGTTGAAAATGGCCATAGAGCAGATGAAAACCATGTGTCCAAAACATCCGGATCACGCTCCCAACCGTCACCTGCTGGTGCTTCAGTACCAACATATAATTTTTCTTGATCTGTTCCTTTATTTTTGTACCAAGCAGGAATTTGATGACCCCACCACAATTGACGTGAAATAACCCAGTCACGAATATTCTCCATCCAGCGTGAAAATGTATCTTCAAAACGTGCTGGTACAAATTCAACCTTTTCATCGTCATTCTTTTGCATGTCTAAAATTTGTTTAGCCAATGGTTCCATTTTAACAAACCATTGCGTTGATAGACGTGATTCAACCTGAACACCTGTACGCTCTGAATGACCAACAGAATGAATAATTGGGTCTACTTTTAGCATGTAATCGCCAGCTTCAAGGTCAGCGGCAATTGCTTTACGAGCATCGAAACGATCCATGCCATTGTATTTACCAGCAAATTCATTTAAATGACCGTCTTCAGTCATCGTATTAATGCGTTCCAAATCGTGACGATTACCCACTTGGAAATCATTAGGATCATGGGCTGGTGTGATTTTCACCATACCAGTACCAAAATCTTTTTCTACATACTCATCTGCAATAATCGGAATTTCACGACCAACTAATGGCACCAAAACCTTTTTACCAATCAAATCTTTGTATCGTTCATCGCTAGGATGGACCGCAACAGCGACATCCCCAAACATTGTTTCTGGACGAGTGGTTGCAATTTCAATGTAATCTTTTCCGTCGAATGTTGTCCCATCTGTAAATGGATACTTAACGTGATAAAATGCGCCAGCATCATCTTGATAAATAACTTCAATATCAGATAAGGCAGTTCTTGCCTGTGGGTCCCAGTTAATGATATATTCCCCACGGTAAATTAATCCTTTATTGTATAGATCAATAAATACCTTGTTAACAGCCTTATTCAGACCTTCATCAAGCGTAAAGCGCTCGCGGTCAAAGTCAAGTGACAGCCCCATCTTACCCCATTGTTGCTTGATGGTAGTAGCATACTCGTTTTTCCAGTCCCATACTTGTTCAACAAATTTTTCACGACCCAAATCGTAACGTGAAACACCTTCACCACGTAATCTTTGTTCAACTTTTGCCTGCGTTGCAATACCAGCGTGATCCATTCCGGGCAACCACAAGGTATCAAATCCTTGCATCCGCTTTTGGCGAATGATCATGTCTTGTAATGTCGTATCCCATGCATGCCCTAAATGAAGTTTTCCGGTAACGTTAGGAGGTGGAATGACAATAGAATAAGGTTCTGGCTCATTGCCTTGAATTTCTTTGTTTGATTCGGGTGCAAATAACTTTTTGCTTTGCCAGTTGTCATAACGGCCAGCTTCAACAGAAGTTGGATCATACTTTGTTGACATATCAATATCACGCATAGTTAATTCCTTTCTTTTAAGTCGTAACACGAAAAAAGATCGTCCTAATCTCAAATTACAGAGATTAGGACGATCTTTCTACCGTGGTACCACCTAATTTGTCGTTTTTAAACGACCGCTTATTTATTTAATATGATTAATTATAATTCTCAGCAACCTTGGGCATTAACACGATTGATTTCCACTAAACATCAACTCTCTAGACGTGCGCTTGCTTAATCCTCTAAGATTATTTTAATGTTACCGTAAATTAGACAGTTCGTCAAGCAGATATTCAAGACGCTGCATAACTGGTATTTATTTCATAGCATCTTAATCAACAGTTAGATTTAGAAAGCAATCTTTTAAACCTATCTTCATCAACTTGATCAGTTGACAAATCCACAAAGTAATTTTTCTGCCATGTTTGTGTTTGCTGGGCAGTTTTATTTAATTCAACTACCCAATCTGGATAAACTCTGAAAGCCATTTTTCCTTTGGTTTGCTGCGAACTCAATATTTTCTGTTACACCAGTAACACTTTAGGAAAAATGAAGACTCCCTTTTGCTGATTATCTATCACACAAACCACTAATAACTCAGGACTATTGTATGCATCAAATGGTTTATTTTGACCTCTGTCGTCTTTTTCCCACAACACGACAAAGTATCCTTGTTTAGTAGGTGTTTTCTTCGCCAAACGGGTACGAAGACTTTTGTTACCAACAAATAAAGTTGTCCCTTCATATTCGTTATTTTGTGATTCTTCTGATACTCGTGTTACGTCACATTGGTACACACGTGCAACAACGCCTTCAATTAAATTGAGTGACTCCATTTTACTTTTCCTCACAATCAACGTTTTTCATAAGAAAAGGCGCTACATCAAGGTTTTTGAAACCTTATGCAACGCCATGAAATACTAAATGGATCTGAGGGGAGTATTTACAACCCTTGTATACCAGTACATCAGGCGTTTTGTGTTACTTTATGTGTTATTATAGTTCAAGTTTAGATAGAATGTTACCAGTCTCATCACTGGCTCGTTTGGTTATATCGCTATAAACATCTAGTGTCATGGAAACGTCTGCGTGTCCCAAATAAGTCTGCACCTGTTTAACACTTGCTCCCTGATCTAATGCTAATGTTGCCCACGTGTGCCGTAGCTTGTGCATAGATAATCCAACCGCTACACCATATTTATCACTCACATCATGTAGCCATTTATTAGGACGTAAAACTTGTAATGTCTTACCCTGATTATTAAAAACGTAATCTTTCTTCCTATTATATATCGTATATTTGTACCACTCGCTCATTATCATCAACATCTTATTATCAATCTTAAGAGTTCGAGTGCTAGTTCTGCTTTTAGGTTGTTTAATGTACGTGCCACCATTTAAGCCACGCCCTAGTGCCTGTACAATGCTTATATAGCCACCATTAAAGTCTACTTGTTCCCACTGTAAGGCAAGTAACTCTTCTGTACGCATACCAGTGAAAGCGCCTAGTCTAAGCAATGTATAGGCTTGCTGATTGATGTATTTGTACTGATTATCTAAAACGTCTACAAAGGCTTTAAACTCGTCAACGTCCATGAACTGTTTGGGTTTGTTCACTTGCCTGCGTTCCTTTGGCATCTCAATCTTGGTAAATGGGTCAACTGGTATCATATCCATACGAACTGCAATATTAAGCAAACGCCTTAAATATCCTGTTATTTTGCGATAATGTAATATTTTGCCTTGCATTGTGTTAATATATCGTTGTAAGTCTAATGGCTTAATATCAGTTACACGTGTATCGCCCCATTCAGGAATAATATGGACGTTGAAAAAGTTCATTGTTTTATTAAGTGTACTTTCTTCAACTGTATGCTGGTAGGTTTCTAGCCACATGTCATACAACTCTTTAACGGTCATAACGTTAGGGGTTGTTTTTTTATTGTATTTACTCTGCCCATTGCTAAACAAAGACACTTCATTATTAAACCACTGTTGCGCACTACGCTTACTGTCAAAACCTCGTTTCTTAGCTCTTGCTTGCGTGCCGTCTTGATGCCTACCAATATAGCCAACAACCTCATAGACTTTACCGTGTTTGCTATCAACTTGTTTTATCTGCATTTTTATACTTCCTTTTGATGATTGAGCCAAAAGGTCAAAATAAAAAAGCGTGGTAATTTCAAACTAACACGCTTTCATTATTTCACACTATTTGACTGGTTGCACGTTTTAATCGTAGTAATGTTTTACAGCTTCATCAATTTCATCACGATCATATCTGATACCATGTTCTGTCGGATAGCCCTTTACCTTGCCATTCTTAACATAATGCTTCATGAACGTGTTATCAGCGACACTGATATATTGATGTGCTTCATTTCTGTTTAACCACTTTGGCCAACGTTGTAATTGTTGCATTTGTCGTCTCCTATTTTATTGATGTGTTTAATTTCAAAGTAACAATGTCGTATGTGATCACGTTGTTAGAATCATCTGGACTGATACTAGCAATATCATAATAGGTTTTGTCTGGTAACATGACAATTAACTTCTTATTGACCGCTTTATTGTGTCTTATCACAATCAAAATTGTATCTTCTAATTTTGTTCCTGCAATCGTATACTGCTGTGTCATGGTACGAGTGCGTGGTGCATACTTTAATCCTATTTGTGGCACAAAATGAGTGATAGGATTACCATTTTTAGGGTTATATCCTGATTTAATAGTTCCAAACTGTGCTTTTTTGTTGAAGTCACTAGGTTTATATTTAAACATTCGTAGCCCCCACAATCTCACTTCTAAGGTTAGTCAACATGATACGAACACCAGTTGAATAACCGTTACTTAATTCACGGTCATAATACATTGAGGTAGCCAGTGTCTTAATCAAACGATTATATAACTCTGCATCAACTGCCAAAATATCATCATCAGTGATTTTCATTTGAATAGATGCCTTAATCATGGCAGTAGCACCGTCAATCAAGCTCGTAAGTGTTTTGAGTTCGTTTTCATCATCATCAATATTTAATTCATCTTGTAGCTCTTGTGGTGTAATTATCGCCATGTGCCACCTCCTGTGGTTAATTTAATATGTACGTCCCCACTTCTGGAGACATGATGTTACTTACCTGCACTAGTAAATGTAATAAACTTACCGGCATTAGTGTCGGCTGCCTTAAAGTCCGCACGCAAAGCAACGGCAAGAATACGCTCAAAGTTTTCGTTGTGATCCCATTCAATCGCAACATCAGAACGCATAGCTTCTAATACAAATGCTTTAGGGTCTCCCACAAAGGCTTTTGCATCACTTGCAACACCCAATACGTCATCAGCGACAATCAAGACATTTGAGCCAAACAATGACTTGCCTGATGCACTAGCGATTGAGTCTTGCAATAAGTAGCGCCCGTTATTGTCTTTCAACAAATCAACGGCATTGTAGAAACTTTCAGTCACAATCCATTGGCGTTGATAGTTTGCCAAACCCTTGTTATATGCTGTCTTTAAGTCATCTGTTGTTTTTGCTGCCACTGCTGTGGCTGTTTGCAAAATCTTTCCAATTTGATACTGCTCTGTTAATTCCTTAGCCTCTTGAACATAAGTGTTGAGCAATGTTTTAAGGTTAGGTGCATCTTGTACCATTTCCATAGACAATGGCAAAGCACCACGATAAGTAAGTGCCTTATAATCAACACTCTTCAAAACTGCCTTTGCAATTTCAGGGTTTGCAGCTCGTTCTTCGGCTGTTGTCAATCGTGCCGTATTCTTTTGTAGAATTGGCAGTGAACCCATTCCTGATGTGACTGATACACGATTGATAACGGCTGACAAATTACGAACATCAGTCGGTACTTTTTGAATATCCAAAATCTCTTTTGGAATGACAACGCCTGCTTCTGTGGTAGTGATAGCATTTGCTCGCTTTTCACCAGTCTTTAGGTAGTGCATGAAGTCTCGCACTTCTGTGGTCTCTTGTTCTTGGTTCAATTTAATTTCCATGTTTTCTCGTCCTTTCAAACTGCGTTCTTCTTGTAAATCTGGATCATCATCTCGTGTGTTGTCATCAGTTGAATCATCTGACAAACCTTGTGCCTTTTTAACGGAAGCTAATTGGTCTTGCAAGTCATCAATGTGTTTCTGCAAATCATCAACACTGGCTACACCCTTTTGCACATCTGCTACATCTGAATCATCAGAATCTGCTAATGCACGAACTTCTACAATCTTGTTTGCCTTTTGCTTTTTTAAAGCATCTAGCTCTGTTTCTATTTCTGAAATTTTCATCATTTCCTCCTTATTCATATAACTTCAGTATCGCCAACATCTTTTGCTTGTAGGCGTCATTTTTGAGCGCTCTGGTTACTGCTACGGTCGTTTCCTGATAAGCGGGCATAGTAACTACTGACACCTCATATAACGACCCTATACTGTTGATAGTTCGTTTTGGTGTGTCGTCTGTATCTTTACCCCATTCATCTGAATCAACCGTGAAACCAAAGCTCATGCCCTTTAAATTGCCTGCTCTGATGTTGGTGTACACGTCATTACCTAATGTTGTATTAGGAATATCTAAAATGAAATGCAAGCCCTTTTTATCAATATCAAGCTTTAGGGTATTTGCTGACGTTCTGCCTAATACGTTTGCAAAATTGTGATCATACAAAGCAACTACGTCACTTAGATTGACATTATCAAAAGCGTCAGGATTAACATATTCGATAAACCCGCCTAAGTTTTCACTAGGTTCATTAAAGACAACGGCATAACCACTAATTTGACCAATAAAGGCATCACTAGTAGCATCACGCACCTCTAACCCTTTAATATCAAAGGTTCTAACCTCTTTATCGTTCATAAATTGATAACCCCCTTGTCAACGAGAATTTTTCGCGCCTGAGAGCCGTCTAAGATGCCTTTATCAACAAAATTTAGTAAATCTTGCTTTAAAGTGCCATTGGAATAGTCCAAAATACTACTCATATCTAATGCAATGTCATCACTAAACTTAGCTTGAACTTCACTAATAATTGGTTCAATGTAACGATTTAAACCATTCACATACATGTTTTGTATCATTTCTAGGTTACTTTGTTGGTCGCCTTGACCATTTAAGTAGCTATCAGGAACACCAAACGCCTTACTAATCTGTGTCCGTTGATAAATTGCATTGTTTAAGAACTTGGCAACGTCTGCATTGATTGAGATACTTTGGAAGTCTGCACTCTGATCTAATACCAAAGTACGACCTGCATTAGCACCTGTATTGGCTTTTTCAAACTCGTTTCGGATATTGTCCTTGGCTTCAGGACTAACCACTGCTTCAGGTATTTTGATGACTGATGTGGGATTAAGTGCTTTCGCTATCGTACTCAAAGACAGCCGATTGGCTTGTTCCTGCTGTTGTACCTCATTCACTAGGCTTTCTAGTGGACTGTGACCGATTAATTCAGATCCATTGACACCATGAGCCATAATCTTGAAGTGAAGCACAGCACTGGCTTGATATGTTCCACCTTGATAATCGCCAAACGGTGTAATTTGATAATTCAAGACATCATTTGTTAAATCAAGCATCACATTTTGATTAGGAACGTAGCGCAACTCTTTACCATCAATCACGACAAACGCATTACCTGATAGCAATATCTCTAAAACAACCGTCTGCCAAAAATTGTAACGACTAGTCAAATGACTTGGCTTATTCAAAACGTTCAAGGTGTTTGGATTAGTTCCTGTAAAAATAGCACCTGCAATATCTGCACTGATAAGACTTGTCACGCTGTATAAGTCACTGTTGTGTAAAGCAACATCAGCACTAATAAGGTCATTAGGGACAATAGACACGCCACTGTCTGCAAAAATAAAAGGCATGTAATTACTAGGTGTAATCATCTGCCTTGTTTCAAATGGATTTTTAATACTCATGATTGACCACCTTTAGGCGCTAGGATATAAGCTAATCCGAACAGCCCAATACCAATGGCAAGCCAACCTACTTGTGTGGCTACTTGAAAGGCACAAATCACAATCGCAATAATGCCTAGCACAATCAACACAAACGGTATGTATTGACTAATATTTTTCAGTTTATTCATTCAGCACCACCTTTCTTAAAATTTAAACTCATTCATGAAATAATCATTTACTTGGTCTTCACTCATACCAGCAAATGGGCTTTTGTTCTTCTCATCAGGCGCATTTGTAAATGACGTGAAGTAAAACATACCCTCAAATAAGGCGTTGACAATGGCATCAGCCACATCAATCTTTGCACTGTTGGTATTCTTATCAATCTTGATACCATTGTTGTCTTGCACAATAACTGCATTAGATAAGGCGCCAAACATGGCTTCATCATCAAGCATTGTTATTTGAGACTTGATAAACGCTGTTTGTAAGAACTTTGTGGGTTCATTTAATGACTTGATACCCTGACGAACTGGAATAATCAGATAATCATTTTTAACCTCATCTAGTCGCCTAATAAACGTCCCTGTTCCCCACTGGTCATACAAGATAGCCTTAACATTGAGATCATATTTTTCAATAAACGACAACATGAAGTTAAATACCTCATCTTCATCAATCAAACCGAATCTGTCACGAGTGATTGTGGCAAAGCCCTTACTTTCAACGTCTCGATAGTTGATACCGTCACGCTGTTCTTTGGCTTCAATCGTTCCCAACTTAGCCAATGGAATAAATGAATGCTGGTACAAGTGATATTTTTGGTTGCCTGTATCGTCTGTATAAGGGAATACAAAGGCTATCGCTGTATCATCATTTGTCTGGCTATAATCAAACCCAATATAGACATCTCTGCCTTGCATATTGAACGTTGGAATAATTGCCTGTGTAAGCAAATCAACTGGTAGAAACGCATTCTCTTTTGCATTCTGCCATCTGTTCATGTTCTTAGTGAGAAAATCAGGCAAGCGACCTTGTGAGTTCAATTCATCTCGTTCAGCCGTCATTTTTGGTATCGCTGACTTGCGTTTACCCTCCAATTCAAACAATGGATTAGACTTCTGCCAAACACTTGGATCTCCAAAAGCTTCATCATCACTATCTTGTTCCCATGCTAGAAACAGAATATTATCAATCTCATGCCACGTCTTTTGCGCCATATATGAGCTATACCGCTTATAGTCTGCAAACATTGGACTGCGCACATCTGTCCCACTGGTACTAATAAATATCGTTTGTGAGTACGGTAGGAACGTTTGCCCTGATGTAATTGAGTTGATAAACGAACGGTCTTTGAATAAGTGGTACTCATCAACCACGGCATAACTAAAATGACCAATACCATCACTAGTCGTACTTGATGATGCACTTAATTTACGCATGGTTGTGGACTGGCTTTTAATCCGCATCTCACGTTGGTTGTACTCAATACCCCACTGTTTAGCCATCTTAGAAAATGTACCACTCGCTAAGTTAGCCCATTGACTAGACATGTATTTAAACAAGGCATCAGCATGAGCTGTATCAGCACTAGCAACCGCTAACTGTCTGTTGGTTTTAGGTTGCCCAAATAAGAAATTAAACAGGCTTATCAGCGCCATGACGGCTGTTTTACCGTTCGCACGTGCCATTGATATAATCGCCCTATCAAAGCGCTTACCGTCTGTTTCAGGCTCTTTCCAACCCTCTAGCAAACCAACGATAAACGCTTCATAAGGACTGATTTTAAACGGCTCACGTGTCTCTAAATCAACCAATAATGTACTAAACTTGATAATTTTATCCGTTCGTTCTGCATCATAAGCATAATGAAATTCTGGATCACTTTTAATCCGTTGCAAATCTGATAAATGACGTTCACAGGCTAGTTTGATTTTATCGCCTGCAATGATATGACCAGTCAAGACACCCACAGCATATTTGATGGTTGGTTCATCAATCCCATATTCATTGATAACATCTTGATATTGTTCAATCATGTTGTACCACCAAACATATCAGCAATGGCATCAGCATTTAAACTACCATCATCATCACTAGCCAAATCAATCAGGGTGGCACGAGAGCTGGGACTTAATCCTAACTCACCACCCAATGACTTAACTTTACCAGTGGCATCATTTAAGACGGCTGTGGCTGGGTTCTTATAGTATCGACCACTATTTTCATAGATAGCCCCAACGTCTTTGATATTTTCATAGGCTTCACGCATAACACTGTAATTGATACAAAAGGCTTCTAGCGTTGACTTATCAGCTACCGTGATATAACCCAATTTATTCAAGGCAGGCACTAACGTAGTCCATAATCGACTAGCTACACCTGTTAAATGCTTAGGCGCTGTCTTTGGTAACTGTTTGATGTCTGCATTAGCCTCTTTCAAGGCTTCAGTGCGTTGTCTTTGGTAACTCTCATCATTAGTCGAAGTTGTTATTTTAGCTTTTCTAGGCATCTTTACCTCCTTTTTAGTTTGATATATGTACGCAAACAGGGTGAACGAAGCCCTGCCTGCCGTAGGTGAACAAAAACGAAAAAATAAATCGTTATTTAAACGAAGATGCCACCTATGTGCGTTGCTTCCCCTAACGCCACTATGGGCGGGGATAATTTTGATGTCGTTCAAAATCTAAAACGGAAAATAAGAAAAGGAAAATTATGGAGCAATATTAACGATTCAAATGAAATCCCACCCACCTGACATGCACAGGACATCACCCAATCGAAGTTAAACCACAATCATTCACGTACCCACCCAACCAACCATGTACGCAATATAAAAAGGACTGAACTTAATCAACCCTTTAATACTTTTATCCACCAGTCACGGCTTAAATGTTTCAACTTGTTGTCACTCATTTTGTTTTCAATAGCTGTCTTATGATTATGTTGTGACCTTGTTAACAGCCAAAGATTATTCACATCATATTGTTCAGCGCTTGTCTTTAGCAATCGTCTCGGCACAAGATGGTCAACAATTAGATCACCCTTACCATACACTCGACCATTAACAGAACTGGTGTACATATCACGTTGCTTAATGTATTCACTTATTCGTTCCCATTGTTTAGTCTGATAAAACTCATGACCTAACTCTGGTCTGACATTCTCGTTATAGTTACGGTTGTATTCTAACTTATCACGTTGCCCACGCAATGTCTGCGACTTCAACTCTTGCGACTGTTTCAATCTATCACGGTAACTATTCATACGTGATTGATAATGCTCATCGCAATAATCAAAGCCTAACTTAATTAGTTCATGGCAACTAATCTCGGCACATCTATGTAATCGCATTGAGTACCTCCATCTAATATTGCATACTACTATTATGCCATGTATTGTTAGTCAGAAACGGCAGAATGATGGCAACTTATACAGCAATGTCTAACTCATTAAATGTTTGTGCAACATTATCCTTGAATGTCTTTTGATAAGTACGGCATGTTCGCTCTGATAAATTCATTCGTAATGAGATAATCACCCAAGACAAGCGCTCGCGTCTGTCATAGTGCATTTGTACTATCTGCTTTGTTTCTTCACTGAATGTCGTCTCTAATCGTTTAATAGCATCACGTTGCTTTGTCAGTTCATGTAAGATACTGTCTGTCTCATATCTAGCAAGCATATCTTCTAATGGTCGTGTGTGCTTGTTTAATGACTTGATACCAGCGTTGTCATCATTTGGTCGCCACTGTAATTCAGCTCTGCGTAAAAGAATCTTCGTATCAATCACACCGCTATAATAGTTTGTCAGCAATTCATCTGTCTTATCCGCCATTCCCAATCTAACCTTTCTTCCCTACTGCATACATCACAATCAAAGCAATAACTACTACTATGAAAAATATAAAGTGATCTGTTATAAAGCCTATTGTGCTTGTAACGATTACTGCTAGTACAAGCCACGGGATTAACTTCCATAATCCCTCTAATGCAAACCAGAAAAGTAATATGATACCAATAAGCCCAAAAATAATCATCTGACTTCCTCAATAGCCATTTCAAGGTTAGCAATCTGCATATCAACCAATGCCCCTGCCTTGCTATCACAATCAAGTAAATCAGCCAATTGCTTCAAAAAAATGTGCTGGTTTTTCAAATAATCTTTTGCTGTATATTGCCGTGTTTCAACTGCGTCTACAACGTTGCTGTAAAATCCGTTAATTTCTAATAATTCCATGTTTTTATCTCCTAAATTTCAATTTACCTGTCGTTTACCTCTTATTTACCCCATATTTACCTTTTAAATACTAGAGCCACAAGGGTTTTAACCTCATTTACCTCATATGGGTTTTATCCCTTTATATATAAATAAAATATTTATTCTCTATATACTATGTTTTTTTAATATGGGGTAAATGGGGTTAAAAGTATTGATACATCAACATTTTTGAGGTAAATATAGGGTAAAAATGAGGTAAATATGAGGTAAATTGTTAACTGCAATACCGCACTCCTATAACTCTGTGTGCTACTTGTCCTGTATCGTCACCATCTTCGCCATTGGGAAACGTTGCATTATTTTTCCTAACGTCATAACCCAATTCTCTCAATCTAGCCATTACCACTTTAGATGATGGAACTTTTTCTAAACCATTCTCTGCCCAATAGTATTTCAGCTCGTTATAAAGCCAACTACTGCGTGGACGACTGTTGGTATCTTCAATCAGATGTTCATGCGCCCAATTTTCAATATCATCACCCTTTAAAAACCATTCAGCAGTCGCATCTTCAATATCTTTGGTTAAACTCATTTTTCGTCTGTTTTTGGCTTCCATATACAATGACATGGCATAATACACAAACGATCCACGCTCTTTCATAAACTCCGTATAATTGTCATCATCATCACTTTTAGCAACGTGTGGCGCTGACTTAGCAATTAGTATTTTCATTCTGCGTCTAATTCCCTCATTTGATTTAATAGCTGGGGCTTCATTGGCTGTAAACAGTAACTTGGCGTGATTAGTAAAACTAAAACTATTCTCGCCTTTTCGTTGTACTTGCAATGAGTCTTGACCAGTCAAATTATTTATTGTCTCAAAGTCTGGAATGAAATTATTTTTTAGATCACTTTTGATGTTTGCGTATGATCCATACATTTCTGCTGTCATAAATTTGTCAGTCGCTATTTGCTCAAGCGATAAACTAGTAGCCATTTTCTTTCCAATAAACGCCCGCATCAGCTCGACAAGGTAGCTTTTACCTGCTCCAGCCTGACCAGTGATTATCACAGCATATTGAAACGGTCTATAATCTCGGTGGAACATTGAGCCAAAGAACTCAATCATAAATTTATGGTTTTCGCCCAAAGTTTCCATAAATAAGTTTAATGTCTTGCCAACGTTCACATCCTTTTTAATTTCAAAATCAAATCCACCTAGAATATACAGCTCTGGACTGTTTGGAATAAATTCCATTGTGTCGCCATCTACTGCGGTATTTTTGAATGATACTAATGATGGCTTAGTTTCAAATACGTACCTACGTTCGTTTTTAAGCGCCTTTGATAACGTTAGCTCTAAGATATCTTTGATGAGTCGTGCTGAAGCATAATCGCCTAATATATTGCTTATTTCAAACTTCAAAGCAGTATAGGCTTCATTACGAGTTTTAAAAGTCTCCCAATATTGACCGTTGTAGAAAAATCCTGACAAGTTATCCAACGTATTGAAATATAATGTATTTTCTAAAACTATTTTCACGACCTGTAACTGATTGACTTTGGTATTATTGTTTGCATCTACGAAAACAAAATCTGGTGTATCATGTTCAATTTTTTCAAATATCTTTTGCATTAACGCCCTCCCATAGATGCACGTTTGACTTCTCTGTTATATGCTGACCTGAAAATTGAATTCACTTCTTTATCAGGCAATGGCACTGCTGAATAGGAATTTATCTTCTGCACCAATTCATAAACCAAATTCGGATCTATATTCCTAATGCTTAACAACCAGCCAGCAAAGCTCATCATTTGGTTATTTCTTTCTCCAACATCGAAGCCGTTAATCATCATATTAATTCGCTGGTCTATTGAATATCTAGGAACACGCTTAGCCTGTGTATTGCCACTTGTGGCAACGTTCGACGCCATTTTGACCAACCAATCAGGCATTACGCTACATTGGCTTATATCCCCACCAAAGTGCTTATATTCGGCTTCTATGCCATCTACTAGCTTAATGGACGGAGCGACTGTCACTTTGTCAGTGAGCAATTCAACGCCAGCCATTAAATTATGTTTCAAATTTTTAACAGACACGTTCTTTGGAACTTTGAAGAAAATATGCGCTCCTGACCGTGGTGTCATCTCCCAAACTTCGTTATCAAGGTTTAACGTATGCCCTGACTGTATGAGGCTCTGAAATCCGTTTGTAGAATGTTTATCAATATCAAGCGCTACTAGTCCTGTATCAACCAAACTGATAGCTATATTGCTGTTAGCGCCATACTTTAAGAACATGTCTGTTAGCTTGTAGACATCATTGGTGGCGTCTAAATGCGCATTAGAACGTTTATATGGCACGTTTGTACCTTGTGCTAATAGGTAAACTTTGAAACCCTGCTGTACCAATTCGTGACTTTTTATGATAAAATCAGAACTGATAACATTATTTGAAACCTCTTGAACGTTCGTCGCCAAACTACCGTTAAGGGCTTTTTTTGTGTCTTCGCTCATCTTTTGCCTCCCTTTGCATCTCCAATAGCCAAACCAGCTACAAACGAACCACCAACCAAAATTAGTAATGTTAATACTTCACCAGTCCACTGTAATGCGCTCATTCCTTTTCCTCCGTTAATAACCAGTCATTCAACTTGTCAAACGTAGACTGGTGAACGATGGTTCTTTCACCACTCAATATTTTTGACATTGTAACGTGATTAACGCCACTCAACCTTGCTACGTCTTTGATACTCAATCTGTTTAAAGCTTTTGCAATAACAATTTTGTCGACAAATTTTTTATCTAATGCTTTCATCGCTTCTCCTTTTGACCAAACGGTCATTAACCAATACCTAAAGTATATATGACCAGTTGGTCATTTGTCAATAGTTTTTTTAACCATGTGGTCATATATTTTTATATTTGTTATAATTAAATCATGAATAGACTAAAAGAATTAAGACTAAAAAAAGATGAAACTTTATCAGAAACTGTCACCGAGCTCGAAAAACTGGGTTTAAAAATAACTTCTACTTCCTTGGCTAGATATGAAAAGTGGCCAAACAAAGGAGGCAGAAAGCCATCTTTCGAGACATGGGTAACGTTGGCTGATTATTTTAATGTATCAGTAAAAGAATTAATGGGTGTTGATGATATTTATCAACAAATATCAGGTTTGGCGGACACATTCAGAAAAAGTAACGATAGAATGTTAAAAACTCAGCTCAACCGGATTAGTAACACAAAGCTTCGTGATTTTGAATCATTAACTATTGCATACTCTATTCAAATGGTTTTGAATCTATACGATAGATATGATGATGATTCAGATGAATTAGGTGACATAACTGTGATACTATATGCGCTTAATAATATGATCAATAACACAATCGATGATGATAACGATTATCAGGATACTATCGAAACGTTCACAAAGTTAGTTAAAAGTTTAGAAGCCCAAAATAAAAAAGCCTCTGACGATTAAATCAGGGGCTTTTGTTGTGCTTAAATTTGAATGCTATTTTCCCAACTGTCTGGGAACTGCTTTCCGCACTTGTGCAGAATTTGATTTACTCAAAAATGAGTAAAAGTAGTTTTAGTCATAATTGTCCAAAACTGAACGGGTGTACCTCAAAGTACGACCGTTACAACCGTACCTGAAAGTACACTTGTTCGCAGTTTGTTGCGAATATACTTTCCGCCACATCTGGCGGAATCATGCCCACTTGTGGGTACGGCTATAATTGTCCAAAACTGGACAACCATGTTTTCTGCCACATCTGGCGGAATAATCGACACATCTGTCGATGCCTATTTTCTCCACTACTGGAGAATTATGTATATATACATTTTTTATTGTATATTTATGTAATATGTACCACATGCTGATTTATGTGTTATTTGGTCAAACAAAAAACGGCTTAAATGCCGTTCTGTCGCTCAATCATCGTTCAAATTTATGTGTTATTTTTGTGTTATTTCGCTTGAAATACCATGCAATCTAA